TCCGTCCTTGCCCTGGACCAATCCTGCAGAACCTTCATCTGGGATCGGCTTTGGCACGTGGTCCAATGGGACTTTCTTACCCTTGGCCCCGAACCGTTCCTTCAGGTCATCGCGGCTCATATAGATACGGCGAGCCTTGCCCTCGATTTCTTCCTCGGTACGCACCCTGGGCGGAAACTGGTAGTAGTCCTGCCAATGAACGTAGGACACATCCAGGCTTTCGCGCAGGATTTCCCGTTCTACCTGGTCCTCATCTTCCTCGCGCTTGGCCTCTAGCTGTCCGCCCGATCCTTCGTCATAGATTTCATCATTTCCAGTATTTTCAGGACTGATGGGTTCGCCGAATTGTGGGTTGTACCTGACCCAAACTTGGCCCCGGCCCACCAGCAGGTAGTCATCCCGGCATCGCCTGACTGCGCTGTCATATCCGCACATGCCGATTTCATATCGTAATGCACGTTCAAGGATGGTTGCGGCTACGCGGCCTGTCGTGTCCTTGTCCAGAAATCGTCGCTCGCAGATTGCCTGAGGTACTTTTGAATAAATAGCCGGTTTAAGGATTTCAACGTTTGACCAGAACAGGTTGAGGTTCTTTCTCTCGTCATCGATGGTTTTGCGTTCATCCCGATACCTCTGCGATATGCGTTCGCACCGCTTGTGCCAGCGGTTGTATTCTTCCTCAACCTGCTTGATCTGGGTTTTCCAGTGGGTGGCGAGTTTGAGATTGGCGAGGTTAGGTCTTGCCATTGTCCTCAACCAATCGAGCAAAGAGGGTGTTATGTTTCTTCATATTCTCAATACATTCATCACTTTTCAGATATTTCTCTAACCCAGGCTTCAGGATTTCCATAAGCCGCAACTCAGCCGCCATTCGTTCAAAGCAATCCATTACTGCGGTGCTTTCGCCTTCACAAAGCTGATCAGTTCATCAATCTTGGCGTGCAATGTGCTAAGGCCATAATGATAAATGGCAATGCCAAGGACTGCGCCCACCACCCCACCAACCAGAAACGCTTCAAATGCATTCATTTATGTTCCTCCTATGCCGATTCATAAACGCCGCTTAAAAACAAATTGGCACCGTCTGCGCCTGGGTAAGTATTGTCATAATTTAAGATGAAAATAGATCCGCCAACTATTATTCCCTGAAGCATTTTTCCAGTAGCGATGTTTTCTCGGCCAGAAATAACGCAAGTAGAGCCTCCCGTAAAAGGAAGTGTTGCGTTCACCGACACCGCGCCACTTCCATTTGTTGTTATTGTTATTGCCATTTGCAGAAATATTGTTTTCCCAAGCTGTTTATATCTTCCCGTGGCGCTTTTTGTTGTAATCGTCCCGGAGCCAGCCGTTATTGTCGGCGTATATGCCGTCCATGCGTTGTTATCGATAGTAACCCCGTTATAAGTACCACCGATTGTAATACTGCCGGTAATCGTAAAGTTTGACACCTAGACCCGTTCTGTTTTCCGTTTGGGTTGATGCTCCCATAGATCGTTCAATGTCACCTGATTATGCGGCCCAACACCTAGAATGCGCGTGGCCGGTCCTTTATCCAGTTGCCGCACATAAGGACGGCTCATGCAGGCGTAGCGGATTTCATCGGGGGCGTGATCCTCACTCTCCGAGTCCACATCCTCCGGCTTGTCCCGGTCGTGCTGCAATGCAGGAAGCGTCCTGATGCTATCGCGGCACGTTGAGAAAAAATACATCATTGGCCGTCCATCGTCGCCGATGAGGCGAGCACGCACCTGGTCCCATCCGCCCATGGCCCCGCGCTGGGAAATGCGGGCGTTGTCGGCCCGCCGAAATAATATCCCTGATGCTCTAAAGATACGTTCAGCAATGCTCGGGCCACCGTCCTCGGCAAAGGCAGCAGGGTCGAGGACTCCGTAGGTAATGTTCGTCTTACCTTCAAGATCGCGCGCTTCCGCCGCTTGCCCACTTGTTTCACGTTGAACAATTCCAAGACCTACTTCCTCTGCGGTAAGTTTAAGACCGGTGTTGGCGTTTTGGCCCTGAGCCTGCCCGTACCACTCTCGATATCGTACAATCGCGCCGCGTGGGATAACACGCGAAGATAGCGTGTAATCGTCGGTAGCGACTGCCCACCATCCGACAGAAAAGGGCCTTGCGCTTCCCCAGTCTGCCGAACGGAATCGAAGCCAATTTCCAGGTATGCTGAAGGGCGGAATAACATGGCGGCTTTCCGAGAATTCAGGGAAGAACGCACCCTCTATTACGCTCCAATCCCCCTCAAGCCACGCCCTAACCAACTGAGAATTGCCAACCATCTGCAGATTGGCAACGTAATCTGTACCAAGATATCTGTTATCTTGCAACTTTGATGGAATGAACACGCGATCACGTGTGACAATCTCACCGGTCCATGGGTTTTTGAAGCTGGTAGTGGTTATTTTCCACCCTAATGGGGCATCCTCTATATATCGCTTTTTGACCCATTGGTGGCCGGGACCACCGGGGTTTCCGGTGGCTCTAAATCCCACTGGAACACCATGGGCTGATCGCAGCGTGGCCATAAGTTTGAGAATTGGTGCTTCACTGTGAAACGTTCCAATTTCCTCAACGTAAACGCGCGTATAGGAATGTCCCATGTAAACATCGGCATCGGCATCCCTTTCCAGATAGGCAAACCGCAATCGCGCCCCGCTCGGGAAGCGCCACATCTTGTCAACTTCATTGAATTTAGCGTCTAGCGGGAGATAAAGCTGGCGGGATCGTTCTATGGTTTCAACCAGTTGAGTACGTTCACGCCTGATCATCAGGCCAATAGCGTGCTCACCATGTAAATCCTGGTGCGAAACAAATTCACCCAACATGCCGTCTGTTTTGCCGCCACCCCTAGCGCCGCCGAAGAAAATATCGAAACAAGGACAAGCCATCATGGCTGCCTGTTTGGGGTTAGGTTCCCAGATTATTTCAGTCTTGCGGGACATTAGGTAAATTACTTAAAAACTCTCTAATTCTCTCTAATCCATCCTCGCTTATATCTTCATTCTGCCCAAGCCATAATAGCAAACGCCTCATATCTTTTTTAAGCTCATGATCTATATGCAATTCTCGGAAATGCTCTTTTAATAAATCAGCTAGTTTTTCTGCCATGCCGTACCTTTCACTGCCGCACTACGCCTCACACCGCTCAGCTGCGCACCGCCCCGCCACGCCATACCGGGCACAGGACTACCATGCCATGATAAAATTGATTAATAAAACCTCGCCGTGCCGAACTTAGCCTTGCATCACCTGACCTCGCATGGCCAAGGCTTGCCGCTAAGTTAAGTATCTAACGAAAATTCCCATGCATTGCTATGCAGCTTCAGCAAGTTCCCTTGATAATACTTCCCATTTAACCACTGAGAACTTACCAAACGGGCCTTTGGTTGCTGGGCGATAATCACCCAATCCAATGCGGGAACCAGCATCATTGATGATCTGCCGGATGAGTTTCACCCCACAAATCTCAGTATCAAGCTTTGCATTAAATTCCAGCCGCCAATCATCAAACATAGGACGATGAGCCAAGATGCGGCCACCAGTAGCAGGAATACGCACTGCCCTGGTATCGACCTTCCATGGCTGCTTATGAAGCAGAGGAATTTCAGCACCCTCAATATCAAGGCAAGCATAGAGCAAGGATGAGGTTTTAGTTGTTACCTGCGCCCGGCCAATCTTGTGAAACCGGCCACCCTCCACAAGACAGCGCAATAGGTTGGGTTGGGGTATGATCAACGTCTTATCATCATGCCCAACATAAAGCTTGGCCTCAGCAATTTCTAATGGAGTACCACGATCCGCACCATTGCTGCTGCCCCGGCTGCCGCTACTAGCTGATTCAGCTGCAGCATCCGTAAACTTATTGCAAATAAGGGGAGTTGTTCCTTCGATAGCAACTTCAATTTCAACAATCTTGGCCATTGATAGCCTCCTGTGTTGCGAAGGCTAAACACTAACTCTTATCTTGCTCTTGTCAATCGTTTTGACGCTTGGCATCCAGGCTCACATTCGTCATTGCTCGGACTTGTGGGTTTGGCCAGCACCAGATTTCACCGGTAGCATCATCAAACACAACCCATAGCAGGTCATGTTCCTCGCCATAATCAATAACAAAATGGGCTAAGCCCGGCCCCTTGGGTGTCTGTAGCCATATTGTAGGCTTTAATTGCAGCAGGGCCATATACCGCTGTAATAGACGCCCAACCATACCGCGATCACCACAATCATGATGATCAGAACGATATGATTGGCATCAACACCCTTTGCAGATGTCCGGCGTGGCGAGTTGCGGCGCAATGGGATCAACGCCCCCCGATCCTTGGAAAGTTGATGTGGCTACCCCCTCCCGCGAGTAGCGTCAGCGCGCCAATCAAGCAGAGGATCAGGACGATAGCCCATATGGCTTTCTCAACCGGTGCCGGTATCTCGGTGAACATCTTGACCACATAGAGGGCGAGCCATACGACGCCTAACAAAATGATGACCCCGATCAGGAGCCAAAGTATCGAGATTGCTAGTTCAATCATGTTGGACCCCTCCTAGGGTCAGGAAGGTAAGCGGTTATCGCAGTGCAAAGTTCCACTAACTGTGGCAACAGTCATACAGGATAGCGAAGATGACGTAGAGGGTGGCTATTACAAGCACCCAGGGTAGCTCAAAGGTCAGAGCAGCGGTCCGGAAAACTGAAGATGCTCCGTTCGATTCGGGCCCCTGGTAGCTAACGAGAAACGTATGCGGTGCTCTTGAAAGCCTTGGGGGATGTGGATTTCTTGAGGGGCATGGCTAATGCTCCGTATGTTGCGGTGGTACATGCTCACTAGCCCATGCTGTCGCTGTGTCGGAGACGGCTGGGGAGCGAATAACCTTAGAAGTTGTTATCTCGCCAGAATGTTGAATTGTTTGTAGTTTTGCATGGAGGAATGGCGCTGCAGCCTTAGCCATGTCATCACGCCGCTCAACCGGCATTTCAGGATCACGCATGACCTTTAGCATGTAGTCCAGCGGTAATTCACCACCATTGGTCCTGAGATAGGCCATGGTGCGCTTGTTGAATGAACCCTTTGGTCTGCCACCTGCCATCACAAATCCTTCGGCCACGGTACTAATTTGGTTGGATAGCCCATGTATGTTCTAGGCACGGTCTTGTTGCCTTTGTATTTGGGGTGCCAAGAGACACAGAGGGTGTGTATGAATTCCTTGGTATCCTCATCGACATCGGTGCGGATATAGACTGAGTGAGCCTGTGGTGGGGCTTTGAGTTCTGCTACCAGGTTTTGAGCTGCCGTAACGTATTCGGTCATGTGGGGTATTTTAATCGTGTGAGGCCTATTTGACAAGCAAGGTTGACACCCGATGGAGAGAGGGCCTTCCAGTAGAGATGATAGGGGCCATCAACCCCGCTGTAGTACCATGAAGCGCCCTTGAACACCGATCCGATACCTCTGGCTGTCTCACAATACGTCCGTATAAGATCGAAGTCAGGTTTTAGTTGCTTGCAGCAATAGGATAGGAGTTGGCTCACCTGGAATGCCTTCTGTGGGATTTCAGGGTCACGGCCGTGTGCCATGAACTCTGTTTCTCGCGGGTGGGTAGCATTTGAATCATCAAAGACCGCACATGCTATTAGTTGTGTCCCCATGAATGCGCCGTAGTATTGCTGGCCCCGTCCGAGATAGCGGGCATAGTGCCATTTACGAATGCATTCCTTGGCTTGGGCCGTGTCTATCGATGCGAAAGATACCGGCGTTGCGGTGGCGCATGCCGATGCATTCAAAGCCGAATCCTGTCTCGGTAAGCCATTCTGCAAAGGCCCTGGCTTCATGTTCATGGTTGTAGGATGAATTGATTATCTCATCAAATATGAATATAGCCCCATCAGCCAGATGATTTATTAGAACGTCCAGGACGTATTTGGTTGAGCTGTATAGGTCCGCATCGAAATGGCAGAAGGCCACAGGCTGGCGCTGAGTGGCTAGAAACGGCCTCAAGGTGTTCTGGAACAGCCCTACTACCAATTCGGCATTGGGCGGCAGGTTTTGTGGCACAGCACATGCCATGGAACCCTTGGGAGCCATTGTAGGCGCCCATGTTTCAGGTAGGCCCTTGAACCAGTCAAAGCCGTAGAGAATTCGGGGAGCCAAAGCCTCCGCGAAAGGTCTGAGCGTCCGGCCCTCCATCACACCGAATTCACAGCATAGACCTTCCGGGATTTGAGCGAAGGCCGCAGCTACATCGGCGTCGTAGCCGACCGACCTGTGGCGCATCGTGGCTAGAATATCCTCGATACTTGGCATATAGTGTTTGCTTCGCCGGGACAGCAGGTAGCTCCTGTTGCCCTACCCTAAAGGGCTTACCGGCATTCACATAGCCCATAGGGGGGCACAATGAAAAATCCATGGATGCCGCTTTACGTTGGCGATTACCTCGCCAATACCCAACACCTTACGACCGAACAACATGGGGCCTATCTCCTTCTAATCATGCACTATTGGGTCAATGGTGGCTTGCCCACTGAGGCTGCCCAACTCATGGCAATTGCCAGATTGACGCCTAGCAAATGGTTTAGCAACCAGATGGCAATTGCTAACTTCTTTGATGGCCATTGGCGACATAGTCGCATTGATGCCGAGTTGGCAAAAGCCAAAGACATTAGCAATAAGAGAGCGTTAGCCGGTTTTAAGGGTGCTTGGAAGCGTCACGGTGGGCCAGTGGGCAACGTATGGCAAATGCCAACACAATCACAGTCACATAGATATAAGAAGGCAACCGATGAAGAAGGATAGATTTTACGACAGCCGAGAATGGAAACGTCTTAGATATTTGGTTCTTAGGAATAGCGGGGGTCGATGCCAATGCTGCGGAAGCTTGGGTCCACTACACGTTGATCATATAAAACCGCGTAGTTTATATCCAAAGCTGGAACTGTCATTCAAAAATCTGCAGGTTCTTTGCCCTGATTGTAACCGGGGAAAGAGCAATATCGACAAAACCGATTGGAGAAACAAATCGCATCCTTGGTTTGCTTGGATCGAAAAGTGTCCGGACCCAAAGATAAAGAAACAACTCAAAAAGAACATCGCGGTGCGGAGCAAGAAAGCTGTGGATGAATTTCTATGGGCTGGCGGTACCATTAGAAGGTAACAACCTGTATTCCCATAACCCATTGGGATTGCAACGTTTCTGCACAATATGGCTGCCAAATTTAGGCTTTCGCAAGTCCCTGATCCTGGCGCTGATACCGGCCTCGGACCCACCACATATGGTATGGAGTTCTTTAAGACTGTACCACCGGTAGTGGTTAACCATCACAGAATATACTTGTGCCAGTTGACCCGATAGCCGCTTGTGGTCCCTCTGAGGCTGGTAGGTTGTCCCGTCGAATTGTTCCGTCAACATCGCTTCGCTCAGGCGTCCCATTGAGTTCTCCTAAAAGTTCGTCGCGGTACCAATCGAGCCGCGCTTTAAGCACAGGGTCGGCATTGCTGGTTTCACTAATTTTACGAAAGCCATTCATAACCGTTGAATGATCGCGGTTGCCAAACTCCCTGCCAATGGCCGGAAAACTCTGAATTGTAAGGGTTTTTGCGAGATAATAGATAATCTGGCGCGTAAATACGATGTTGTTGTGCCGCCTTGGCGATTCCAAATCATCAGTTGAAACGCCTTCTTGCACTGCAACAAGTTCTTTAATTCTTTTTATGGTTGGGTACTTTTTAGTTGTGGATATGGGGTATAACTTTGGCAATGGCTTTGGGTAAACTTTTGGGTTTTTAGCCTTGGAAATTTCTAAATCTTCCTTTAATTCCTTGTTTTTCTTGGTTAATTTCTCGACTTTCGCCTTCAAATTGAATACGTCCCACCGCAACTGATCTAGCTCAGCTTGCCTGATTAAAATCTGGTTTCGGGGTCTTGTGCGGTCAACAAGGTTGGAATGAATAGCGTCATACCTTTGGACTAATTCTCTCTCGATTGGCCCCATGTTCATCCCCTATTGTTTGTTTTTTGATACGGTATTTGGTGTTTCTTAGCTTGGAAGTCTCGATATCGTAGCAGGATGGGCACCAGCGGCGGGTGCCAATTTTCTTGATAAGCTGGCCACAAGCTTGGCATGGCATTAACGGCGCTTTAAGCCTGGTCATGAGCTTCTCCAAAATATTTGTAAATAATCCACCTCACCATTGATGGTCGGGATCGGTACTTTGGCTTCATCCGGCGTTTGTCTATTTTTTTAAGAATGTCTTGATCAAAGCGAACCATAACCGGCTGTCGATCAGTTCGAGGGCGTCCAAACTTGCTAGGCGGTTTGGATGGAGCAGCGCGCCTCGAATAACCCCGGCGATTTTGAATTTGAGTGTCCATATCAGCCCACCGCACGTTTCCAGGTTCATAATTTCCGTTGTTATCAATGCGATCTAGAGAATAAGAACCTTTTAAAGGCCTTGGCCCGATATATTTCAAAAAAGCATCAAAATCGTTCACCCATTCGTAGTGGATCTTGATGCCACGACCACCATAATCGCTAAAGTTTGGGCATGAATGGTTACAACACCTTTGTTTCATATTAGTCCACGCTTGATATTCCGGCGTTTTAAATTTTGTTGAGGCCATCAAATTTCCCGCTTGACATTCTGATATCAATATCATAATATCGGAAAATAGAAAAGTCAAGGAAGGAATTTAAACCATGCTTGATCGAATTGCCACCATAACCATAGAGATTACCTACGCCATGGTTTTCTTTTGTTGCATGCGTTTTGTCGGACTATGGCTGATGGGAGTGATCGTATGAAACGATGTATTTATGTTTCACCGGAACAATGGGAAAACAGAAATCCCGAATGGGTCAAACAGATTTACGCCCGAGGTGATTGTGTTGGTATTGATTACTCACTGAGTAAAGACCCTGGATTAAACTGGCGGCAAGCGAATGTTTCAAAAGAACTGAACCGCGATGAAATCGATGCCAGAAACGGACGCGAAGATTGGTGGAATGAATCAAACCGAGGGGGAAGCAATGTCTAAAGCAGAACAGATCGGGCATCTATGCCTGATGATCCATGCCAATATCGATCATTGCCGGTCGGCACATATGGACAAGGATTACGGCTATCTTGACCGGCTGGCAAAGCTGGCAGTCGATGGTGGGTATGCCTCCGAGGGCTCATTGGAAATCATGAGCCTGGATGCCGCCGAAGTTGAACTGTTGCGGATTGCGCAGACCATCAAAGATGCCCGCAATCATTTGACGGCCAACAGCCTTCAATATTCGTTCCTGAAAGTGGTGGGAGATAAGTGATGAACATCAGTGAAATGGTCAGTAGCGGTTCCACACTCAAGTCGGAAGATATCAAAGGCCGGGGGGACCAGACGGTTATTATTGAAAGTGTATCCTCCAGGGAATTCGATAGCGACAAGGGCAAAGTCAAAAAGGGAATTATCACATTCCGTGGCAAGTCGAAGGCGCTTGTCTGTAACAAGGTCAATGCCAACCTGATCTGCGAACTCTACGGGCCTGAAACGGATACCTGGATTGGCAAGGAAATCACCCTGTATGTGGCGCGAGTAGAATTTGCCGGGAAGCTGGTGGACGGGATTAGGGTGAGGTTGCCAGATCGCGTCCCCGATCCAAAGCATACTTATACCAAGGCCAATACGGTGGCCGCACATCATGATGAAGCCAACCCACCGGATTACTCTGATGTGCCGTTTTGATGCCGCGCCATGAATTCACCTCGAGCACCAAAGCCCAGGCCGCCATCCGAGCGGCTGGCCATTGT